TTCAGGGCGTTATACATAGGCTTCGCTCCCTGATACAGCTGGATCGGCATGGCCGAAAAGGCATTGGATATTCTGGTCACCGCAGCGAAGATCAGCTCACTGTTCCGGAGCGTGTAGTCGCCGCGCAACCAGTGCGGAATCCATGTATTCTTCGGCCTGATCGTCAGGCCGGTTCCCTGAGAGTTCAGGTATTTCGTGATGATGCGATTTCTGCGCCGATCCCGGAGCCGTGTAAAAATACTCATTTCCTCACCTCTGCAGACTGAGTACGGTTGTCAGCTTCTTATCCTCCGGGATGTACAGCGGATGCTTCCGCAGATACTCCGTATGGGCGTCCAGAAAGGCTGCAAAACCGTCTATTTTCCGGTAAACGGACTGCTTTGTGGGCAGATACGTGCCGTTTGCCGAGCGTTTGGTCAGTTTTACGTTCCCCAGGTACCAGTTGAACATGGGGTTATTGTTATGAATGATGTTCCCGTCGAGGAACCTCTCCTTCAGGTTGTCCAGCGGAGCGGTGAGTGTGATCTCGCCCTGCCTGACCTCATTCAGGATGAAGCTCTTTTCCCTCATCTCCTGGATCATCATGAAGGCTTTCGCCGGGTCATACCCAATGGTTTCGATGCGATATTTCTCCCTTTGCTCCAAAAACCACTGTATGACGAGCTTATAATCGACATATTCGCCGTCGCAGATGCTCAGCCAGCCGCCGTCAACGAGGAATTGCCAGTCGAGCTTCTCGTGGTCCATGTCTCGCTTCTTCTGCGTTGTCCAGGAATGAGACAGCACGAAGAACTGATTGTCCGGAAACGGGAATTCCAGACAGGCCGACGTGAAGTCTTCCGTGGAGGAAAGGTCGAAGCCGCCGTAGCACATCCGGCCTCGGAGATCTTCCTCCGGGATGGATTTATTGTTCTTTCGGATGGTTTTGACGTCCAGGAACGACAATTCATCCACCGAAGTGAATACATTCAGCTGTTTGTTGATGAAATTCGACCGCTCTGCCGGGATGGTTTTCACACGCTCCCATTCGTCCTTCAGATCTTCGATGTCCAGAAGTTTTCCGATGGACGGGTTTGCCTTTGGCCAGCAGGCCGGATCGGTCGGGTCATCGTCCTCGTCGATCTCGTCGATGTAGACGAACATGCGGTCAGCCGCACGGCGTGAAATAGCGACGTCCCCGGACAGGATCTGACTGCCGAGGACGTAAAAATCCATCAGGGGGCCGTCTATGACGGTGCCCAAGGTGGTGATATAGATGATCATGGGCTGCTTGCGCTTCTTGATCTTGCCCTTGATAACGTTAATCAGCCTGTAGTCCCGGAACTCATGAATTTCATCGAACACGGCCATGTGGACGTTTCGACCGTCAAGGTTTTTGGAGTCAGAAGCCAGCGGCTCGAACTTGCTGTTCTTGAAGTAACACCCGCTCTGGGTGATCTGCACGTGCTTTGCCAGCACCTTTGATCCGTCGATCTGGGCTGCGCATTCGCTGAAAACGATCCTCGCCTGCTCTTTGGAGTTGGACAGGGCATAAATTTCGGCGCCGCGCTCATTGTCCTTGGTCAGGCCGAAGGCCGCGTTGCCGGCGATCATGGTGGACTTGCCGTTGCCCTGGCCGACGATGATCAGGGCTTCACGGAATCTGCGGTACCCAGTGTCCTTGTTCACCCAGCCGTACATATTCGCCTCGACGAAATGCTGCCAGGGCAGTAGCTCCGTCTTGGAGTAGGCGCCTTTGGTCGGGATCAGGAACCGTTCAATGAAGTCGATAGGCCGATAGGCCTTTTCGATGTCGAATCTCCAAGGGTATTTCGGGTCTGAAAAAGACATTTCCAGCTCATCGAGGAATCTCTGGCACGCCTGGATCCTTTTCTTTCCGGAGACGAGCTTTCCCGAAGTGACATCAACCGCGTACTGGTATGCCTTGGATGATTTGATTACGCTGGGGATTACGTCGAGGCTCATAGTCGCCTCCTGTCTCAGAACAGGTCGAATTCGTCCTGGTCATCGGCATCGGCGATTTTCTCCCGAATCAGTGTCATGAGTGTTTGAGCGGTATTCAGCAGCAGCTTTCCCTGCTGTGCATAGGCCGCAAGGGCAGGATGAACATAGATATTCTGCCTTCCCTTGACATATTCCTTTGTGACCGTGGTTCCATCTTTCACGATGGCATCCCGGAGCTTCTGCCGGTGATCAAGGGTTTCGAGGTACTGCTGGAAGATTGTCTCGAACAGCAGTGCCTGTTCGTCTCCCTTTTCCCTCGCTCTGTCGAGGATCTTCTTTGCCCTCATCTTCAGGGTGATAATCTGATGCTCCGTCAGGTCCGCACCAGGTTCTATCGGCTCATTTCCGGGCATTTCTCCCTGTTTTTCGGTCATTTCTGCCTCCGAAATGGGCAATTCTTCCTCAGTTTGGGCATTTTTAGCCATTTCCTTGGCCTCCTTTGGGTTTTGTGTTCTGGGGATGCTGGGATAAGGTATGAGCAAAACAAGCCGAATCCGGCCGTTGCAACTGATACAGCGGCCAAATTCAGCTCGCGGAGGTGATGTGACATTCCAAAAAACGTTTGCGCGCGATCTTCGTAGAAATTAACGAGGGGCGCACGGTCATTTCCACGACCGTTTCGCCGCCGATGGGAGGGGGGTATCGGTCGACCGTGGCCGGTCAGCCCTTCGACGACGCTGCGACGAATGATTCAGCTCTCGTCGTCGCTCCCGTCTCCGATCCTGATGACGCGAACGCCTGATGCTTTCTCCGGCTTCGATGTCCTTGTCTTTGTCTTCGTCTCTTCATGACAATACCAACAGCACGATGTCAGATTGTCCAGACTTAGACCAAGTTCAGGATGGGACTCTAGCTCTTTGACATGATGGACCTCGGTCGCTATTCCAGTGCAACGTGGTGACAGTCTCAGTTGACACATGTAGTGATCACGCTGCAGCGCTTGGAGTCTGACTCTTCTCCACGCTGGACGTTTGTAGAACCCCTGGTCCTTCAGGGTTCCTCCCCTGTCCGGCATGGATGGGTGGAAGCCTGGCCTCATTGCCCGTACCGGTTGCGCCGCATAGTGGCCTGCCACCCGCGGAAGCGGTCCCGCGTGACCATATCCCTTTCGCATCGTCCGTCACATCTCGGATGCGAAGCATGGCAGACACAGATTGTCTTCCCGTCTTTGATTCTCACATACACCGGTATCTTCTCTGTGTCGTTCATGCTTACTACCTCACACGTTCTTGTAGATTGCCGCCCGGGAATATCCATTGACACCATCTGTCATCATGGCCAGGAACTCATCACGGGAGAAATCAGAGAGCCGGAAGATCTCCTCCGGCTTCATGCCCAGCTGCTTCGAGATCTCCGGCACGGACTTTCCCTCATCGATCAGGCGCTTGACAATCGCCTTCATCGGTTCGAGGAGATGAGTACCACGCGCACGGTTGTGCGTGATGGTGCCGAAGATGTCATCCGCTTCATTGTCATGGTTTACGATCACAACGGGAACCTTGCCGCCCAGCTTTGACAGCAGCGGCTCACGCCCTGAGACAGTCCAGCGGTGGAAACCGTCAATGATGGTGTAGTCCGGGCGAACCACGATCGGCAGCGTCCATCCATTGGTCAGGATCGACTGCACCAGCAGCTGCAGATTCTCCTCGCTTACCTTGTTTGGGTTGTAGTCGTTGGCATGCAGCTGCGTCCTGTCCACCCATTGCAGAGAGGACAGCGGGCCGAATACGTTAACCTCAGTCATTTCTTCTCACCACCTTTCCGTGGTGAGGTCTCACGACTGAAGTCTGCATACTGTTTGTAGACCGTCGTATACAGTGCCCGGAGTGACCGGAGCTTCGGATCCCCGGCGATGATGGCATCATGCATGGCCCGGAAGTTGTCATTGGTCATGACGCTGCTGTTCCGGATGTAGAAGGTGCGGTATGCAGCGTGGACCTTCTTCATGCTGGCGATGCTGAAGTACTTGTCCGCCTCGGTGAATAGCATCTTCTTGCACTCGGCCTTGTAGTCCTTGACCGGCTCATCGCCTTCCAGTGCCCGGCGCTTTCGGGTGCTGCGCTTGAACATCTCTGAATCCCAGTAGAGCAGAGTGAGATAGGCGTTCGGTT